CGCAGGCTGTACCTACGTCTGTGCTGAAGCAGGACGAAGCCATTCGGCAGTTGCGGGCTGCAATCAACATGTCGAAAGAGTCTGTGGCATGGCCACACACATCGTTGGCAATACGCGAGTGGCTCGAAAAAGCACTCGCAGCAACGGAGGGCCTATGCCCGATGAACAAACCACCCAGTGGGCCGTTGAAGCAGGCATGAATCCTATGACGAACACCGGAAACGTGCGCTTCGCCCAGATTGCAAGAAAAATCAGGAGCATGAAATCATGAGCAAACAAGTTGACGAACTGATGGCGTTGGGCCGCAAGTGGGCCAGCGCCGCCGCGAGGCAGGCAGTGTACGGCGTGCCAGCCGAAGAGGCTGAAACAGCGTTCAAAGCAGCCCTTGAGGCTGCGCTGACGCCGGGGGAGACTGAAAAGGCGGCCGTTCTTCAAGCCATCGTTGACAGCAACCCCGGATTCAAGCGGGAGGCCACACCCCCAGCACAAACACCACTGACCTACTCACCAAACACTACCGAACCACGGCACACGCTGCCAGATCAAGCGCCTACACCCGTGGTAAGTACACCAGCACAAACACCGCCGCCACGGCTGACGGACGAAGATGTGCAAAGGATCGCTACCAACGCTGTCCGCCGCGGGCGGCTTTCATGGCTTGGGTTCAAAAAGGATGACAACGGTAGTTACACGATACCTGTCTTGTCTCAATCCAATTATCAATTAGCCCGCGCAATCGAAACCGCAGTTCGCGCCCAGCTTGGCATCAAAGATCAGGAAGGCGGTGCAGGTTGACCCGCCGCCAATTCACCCCGCGCCCATACCACCCCTTGGCGATGGCGCACATGGCGGAACAACCGCGCTCCGCCATTTTCGCCAAACCGGGCATGGGCAAGAGTGTCATGGCGTTGACGTTCCTCGACCACCTGCACAACGTGGTGGGCGAGGACCGCCCTACCCTTGTGCTCGCCCCACTGCGCGTGGCGCGTGACACTTGGGCCAACGAGGCGAACAAGTGGGACCACCTGCGCGACATCGACGTGGTGCCCGTGGTGGGCACGGCGGCGGAACGCAAGGCCGCGCTGCGCCGTGACGCCCCGGTCTACGCCACAAACTACGACAACTTGGTGTGGCTGGTCGAGACTCTGGGCGACCGCTGGCCGTTCGCCACCGTGGTGGCCGACGAGTCCACCAAGCTCAAGGGTTTCAGGCTGCGCCAAGGCGGCAAGCGCGCGCAGGCACTGGCCCGCGTGGCGCACAAGCACGTAGACCGCTGGGTCAACCTGACCGGTACACCGGCCAGCAACGGGCTGACCGACCTGTGGGGGCAGACGTGGTTTCTGGACGCAGGCCAGCGCCTTGGGCGCACGTTCACCTCGTTTCAGGACAGATGGTTCGGCATGCGCAACCGCAAGGACGACAAGACCGGCAAGGTCTACACCGAGCGCTTCGCGTTCGACCACGCACAGGAGGAGATCCAGCACCGGCTGGCCGACATCTGCCTGACGCTGGACCCACGCGACTGGTTCGACATGCAGGAGCCCATCGTCAACACCATCGAGGTGGACCTGCCGCCCACAGCGCGGGTGAAGTACCGCGAGATGGAGCGCGAGCTGTTCACCATGATTGAGTCCAGCCCAGTCGAGGCAGCCAACGCCGCCGTGAAGTCGGCCAAGCTGCTGCAAATGTGCAACGGCGCGGTGTACCTGGAGGGCGGCAAGGACTGGGCGGAAGTGCACACCGAGAAACTGGACGCGCTGGAGGAGCTGGCCGACCAGACTGGCGACGACCCGCTGCTGGTGCTGTACCTGTTCAAGTCCGACAAGGCCCGCCTGCTGCGCCGGTTTTCAGATGCACTGGACCTGTCCACTGTGGGCGGGCTGGCAGCAGCGCAGGCTGGCAAGGGCAAGCTGTGGCTGGGCCACCCAGCCAGCATGGGCCACGGCGTGGACGGTTTGCAGTACCACTGCAACACCGTCGTGTTCTTCGCCCAGGACTGGAATCTGGAATATCACGATCAGGCACTGGAGCGCGTTGGGCCAATGCGCCAGCTCCAAGCCGGGAAGGACAGGCCGGTGTTCTTACACTACTTGGTGGCGCGCAACACCATAGACGAACTGGTCATGACTCGTCGCTCGTCAAAGCGCAATGTGCAGGATCTCCTGCTTGATTATCTGAAAGGCAAAAAATGACAGAACCCTGTTGTGGAAACCCACCCGGCTGCACCGCACGAGACTGCGCCGTCCGAGACTGCGCCGTCCGAGACTGGCACAAAAGTTCAGAAACGATCAACCCACTGGGTGTGCAGGTGGCGGGCAGTCACTACAAAGACCTGCGCATCCAGCCGGTCGAGTACATCCACGCCAACGGCATTGGTTACTTTGAGGGCAACGTCATCAAGTACGTCAGTCGATGGCGTGCCAAGGGCGGCGTGGCCGACTTGGAAAAAGCAAAGCATTACATCGACCTTCTGATTGAACTTGAAAGCAAAAAATGACCATCGCAGGAACCCTGAATTGGATCAACGAGTGGCACGCCCGTGCCTGCCCCACCCCCGACCAGCGTGCGCTTGACGTGCAGCTTGGCTGTCACATCGAGGAGTTCGTGGAGATGCTGGGAGTGCTGGCCATCAACGGCGAGCCCGTCAGTAACAGCAGCACGTTCGCCAAGCTGAAGAAGCTGGCCGACATGCTCAAGGCTGGCGACGTATCGGCCACAATCCTTGACCGCAAAGAACTGCTGGACTCACTGGCCGACCAAGTGGTCACCGCCGTGGGCGTTGGCTACCGCGCAGGTATGAAAGTGCCAGACGCCTGCGCACGGGTTGACGAATCCAACTGGTCGAAGTTCGACGCCGCTGGGCATCCCGTACTGGACGCCAACGGTAAGGTGACAAGGGGTATCGGCTACCTGCCGCCCACCCTGGAAGGGCTCTACTGATGGACGACGCCGACCGCGCCGCGCCCGAGATCGAGCGCTACATCTTGCAGGCAGCCCGCCACAAGAAGCCGGACGGCCCAGTGCCCACTGGCCGGTGTCTGTACTGCGACGAGATCACCGACGATGTGCGCCGTTGGTGCGACGCCGGTTGCCGCGAGGAGTGGGAGCGCTTGAACAATCGCCGGGGCTAGTGCATCCTGCACAAAATTCTAGCGTGTGCTAGAATGAAAAGAGCAAAACGCACACCCTAAGTGCCCGCTGCCTTTACAGATCGGTAAAGGCAGAATATCTATTACACGAACTCAAGGGTGTTGCGTTTGCTAAAGGAACCTTTAGCATGTCGGACACTAAAGCCTGCACGCGATGCCACGTGGTCAAACCTGTTTCGCTTTTCCCATGGTGCAAAGATCCTCGCCTAAAAGCTGGTGGGCGTGTCGGGTCGCAGTGCAAAGACTGCCTTAACGACAAAGCCAAAGCGTGGCAGCGTGAAAACTACGACAGGGCTTTCAGCACCCAAAAACAATGGCGAGATGAAAACCGCGAACGGTGGAACGCCTACATGCGGGCACCGGCTTTGCGATACGTCAACGCCAAAGAAAAGCAAACCCCACCATGGGCTGACTTGGCCAAGATCCAGGCAGTGTACGAAGAAGCCGCAGCCATTCGTGCATTGGGCGTCGAGTGCGAGGTGGACCACATAGTCCCGCTGCAAGGCAAGACCGCACGTGGGCTGCACGTGCACTACAACCTGCGTATTGTCCTGAAGTCCGACAACGCCAAGAAGCGCAACACCGTGGACGCTGATGCGTATCAGGTGCCGCATGCTTGAGATCAACGCCCAGCCTGCCCGTGATCTCAAAAACCTCATTGAACGGATAGGACAGCACCGTGTTGAACGAGAACTCAACGTCCACCGCACCACCGTCATGCGCTGGCTGCGCGGGACGGTGCAGATCCCCGGCGCTCAAGTCTTGGCTGTTCGCGCCTTACTGGGTGACCTGCCAGGAACCGCAGGGAAGTGGAACGGCTGGCGATTCCACGACGGACAGCTCACCAGCCCAGCCGGTGACGCCTACAACCCCGGCGACATCCTGAGCCTAGTGCTCCTGCGCCAGCAGCTCACCGCGCAGCGCCGCGAGCTGGACGCCCTGCGCGCCAGGTGCAAGGTGTTGGAGCATCTGACCCAAGAATCGGCCAACGAGGCCCGCGCCTTTGGCTAGTTCATCCCTGACGAGTAGACAGCCATGGTTCCGCTGCTGACCAACTGGGTGCCGCCCGCGTCGGCGTACACCTGCACCGCGACGGATGCTGTTTTGCTGATCCCTGCTGTGGCGCTCCAGGTCAGAGTCCGCGCAGATGAAAGCTGGTAAAGCGTTCCGCTCACCAGCCCCGCGTCCCACGCACTGCCTGACGACAGCGTGAACTTGATCCAGAAACCGGAACCCACACCCGTGGTGGTCGGGTCGTACCATGTTGCAGGCCCAGTGCTCTGGTTGCCGGTGTACGCGATGCCACCTGCACTGGTGAACTGCGCGCTCGCAGACGCGCTGACAAAAGGCTTAACGTCGCGCACCGTCAACGTGCCCAACGGGCTGCGCACGGCACCCGCCACGACGTGGTTGCGGGCTGCGAACGTCATGCGAAACCTTTGGTCAGACTGACGTACCAGTGGCCTGTCGCTGTGCGGTAAGTGGCGACCAGCATGTCCACGGCGTTGGCCGATGTGGACAGTGCCACCGCAGTACCGCCCGGCCACTTAAAGCTGGTCGGCCACGTCATCGTGCGCGACCCGGTGCCGTCTTGCGTCAGGAAGATGTTGACCGTCTGCCCGTCCTTGGGGTTGGTCAGCGTAGGTGCGGTGGTGACGTTGGCTGTCATGGTCACCGCGAACACGTTGGACAGTGCGCAGTTAAGCACCATGGCCGTGGCACTGAACGCCACTGCGCTGGGGGTGGTGGTTACCCCGCTGGCAAACCGCCCACCGTCGATGGTGCTCAATGTCTGCTGGTTGCGTACTGCATTGCTCATTTACTCCCTTTCACGCGCTCAAACGTGCGCAAACCGCCAAGGCCAAGCATGCCCGCAAGCAAGGTGAACAGAGTGTCGTTGTCGATAGGCGGCAGCGGGGGCACCGTCTTGCCGAACAACTGCACAACCCACGGCAGCAGCGGCTGCAGGATGAACTGGTAGCCCAAGCCGAACACGCACACCCAGCCCGCCGATGGCCGCCACCCGCCACGGAAGTTGTCGGTGGTGGCCTCCGCCTTGTTGACCTCGATCTGGCCCAGTGCCAGTTTCAGGTCGGCGTCCAGCACTGCCAGTTCCCCGCGCTGCACAATCTCCAGCGCTTTTAGCTTGGCGTCCGCAGCCTGCTGCGGGTCAGGGATCACTTTGTCCAGAATCTGCGCGACTGCAGGGATCAGTAGTTGCCACATCACACAGCCCTCATAAGCGCCGCGATGCGGCGAGCCCAACCCTTGGAGAACGCGGGCCAGGTTTTTAGATCGGTCATGAATTCCAGCCGGGTGGCCAGCATCCGA